CAAAAAGCCTTGATGAAAAGAATCACACCTGCACTTGGTGTGGAGGGAGATTTTCTCGTGTGGGCGGTTAAAGATTATGCTGTATCGTTGATTCAGTACATAGATATGTACCCTTCACTTTCTCGAGAGATTTCCCCGTTGAGCCGTGAAGAAATAATAAACGGAAAGATTGGGAAAAGATTCATAGACAAAATGCCCGCAAATACAGCTATAGGATATCCCTTGACAGGACCGAAATCACGTTACTATTTTGAAGTGGCAGTTCCTGACGATCCACGTCGAGTCGATTGCGTTGATTTGCCATCTCAATTTTGGGAGGAATCAGAACGTCTGGAATGCATTTATATGAAAGGAGAACGTGCATATCCAGTGTTGAAAGCATGCTTGAAAGATGAACCTACTCTGCGTACGAAGGACAAAGTACGCGATTTTCTGGCTCTGCCTGTGGCTTTTCAGATCTTAGTTCGCAAGTACTTTTTGCCCATCGCACGTGTACTGTCAATGCTTCCACTGCAATCTGAGTGTGCTGTGGGCATAAACGCAACAGGGCCTGAATGGCAACAAATGCATGATCATGTAGTTAAATTTGGTGCAGAACGTATATTGGCTGGTGATTATAAGGCCTACGATTTGAAGATGCCAGCTCAGTTGTCCCAAGCGGCATTTTCTATTTTTATTAACATAGCCGCACATTTTGGGTATTCAAATGAGCATCTGTGCATCATGCGAGGTGTAGCTACCGATCTCACCTACCCACTTGTCGCATATAATGGAGATTTAATAGCGTTTAATAACACAAATCCGTCAGGCCATAATCTCACAGTTTATATAAACTGCATTGTGAACAGCTTGTTACTGCGCTGTGCATTTTGTGCATCTTATGGGGTAAACCCTGAAGTCAAATTCAGAGATGTGTGTGCCCTGATAACGTACGGTGACGATTGCATAAGTTCCGTGAGTGAGGAGTATCCTCTATATAACCATTGTTCGGTTGCAAAATATTTGTCAGAGCGCGGCATGGAATTTACAATGCCAGATAAAGAATCGAAACCTATTCCGTATTTACATATGTTAGATTGCGATTTCTTGAAGCGTAAGTCTGTGTATCACCCCATGATACGGTACAATTTGGGTGCATTAGATGAGATGTCCATATTTAAGAGTCTACATAGCGTCCTGAAATCGGATGCAGTCACAATGACAGAGCAGATGATTTCGAATCTCGATGGGGCAGCACGAGAATTTTTCTGCCATGGTGAGGAAGAT